TTGCGGCGGCAGGTGGCAGTGCGTTGTTAACCGCTTCTGGCGGTGGTTCTGGCGGTGGGTTTTCAGTCGCGGGTGTGGCACTCGTGGGAGGATCGGGCGGGGCGTCAGTCGTTAACGGCACGGTGACAAGTGCTGCTGCGGGGGCTGTATCTTCCCCAGGCGGTAATGGCTCATCAAACACAACAATGCGGATTGGTCCAAGCGCAGCAACTGGTGGCGGTGCTGGTGGTGGCGCTGGTTCTGCTGCTGCTGCCAACGGCGGCGATGGTGGCACAGGCGGCAATTATGGCGGTGGCGGTGGTGGCGGTGGCGCTGGAAACAGCACAAACAGTTTTGATGGCGGTGTTGGCGGCGCTGGTGGCCCAGGCATTGTCATTGTTGTGGAGTGGTGATTATGAGCAAATATAAAGTAATCACAACCGTAGATATTGAAGAGATGCAAGTAGATATGTCTGGCAATGTTGTAACGGTTGTAATCCCTGCCGGTTCTGTAGTCAACATAATAGTGTGGGATGGCGTTACTGAATGGACGCCGCCTGAGAACACAAGGGTTGAACCTATATAATTAGGGGGGGTTAGTGGACTTTAGCACGCTCAGCATCGTCAAATTCGGGGACAAGGACAGCCTAGGCGAGTTCTTGTTTGTAAATGCTGTGCAGCACCAGACTTTTCGCGCCGTTTTCTTCGATCAGGGCATCCAAGTGCCGGCATACCCGCTTGGGGACGCCGATATTGAGAATTTGGACGACTGGTTGCAGGCTCATCAGGTCGAACACCAGCAATTTGCGAGCCTTTTGGGCCTGCAAAACCCGTTCAATATGCTGGATGCGGACTGGAATAACGAGGCGTCGTTCTACGATTGGCTTTCTACGCACCTCACGATCCATGAACAGATCGCGGCTGAATTGGGGTTGTCCTAATGCCCTCTCAGCAGATGACGACCACCCAGATTTTGCGGCAAGGCATGAACGCCGAAACCGGGTCTCCAAAAGAAACGGAAAAGGCATTAATTCACATTGGCACGTTAGCCAAGATGAAGATTTTGCAGTTGTCCCGCATTGGGAACACGGTGTTTACGACCACGCGCATCACATCTGACGGGCGTTGGCTGCCGAAGACGGAAGCCGAGGTGCATATGTACACCGCGGAGGGCTTGCAGGAGGTCACGCAGCGCCTGGCGGTGTTGCCTAAGACGTTGCGCGCTTTGGGCATCAAGAAGTTCTATTCGTATGCCATGCAGCCGGCGATTATGCGTATAATCCAGTCCGGTCTGGAGCGCGGTGGCGTGAAGCCTAATGTGACCACCCAGATGAAGTATGTCGGGGGCAGCATGGCACCCGTCTATATCTTGGAGGTGGCGCTGTCATGAGTGAGTCAGGTGTTTATGAGGGCGGCGGCCAGCTCGGCATTTTCCAAGGCAATCCTTTAACCGATCAAATTGTTACAGGCACCAATGCCGACACTGGGCAATTTGAATACCTAACCTCTCCTAATGAGTATGCAAACTACGTTAACCAAGAGAGGGCGGCGGGCCGGGATGCGTATAATTACAATACCGCGCAATACAGTGGGTATTTGGCCGATCAGCGGCAGTTGGCAGATGACAATTTCCGGCGTAGCCCTGCCGGCCAAGAGTGGCAAAGACAGCAAGACCTTGGAACGGCAAGGAAGGCTCAGCGCGACTCTAAAGGCACGTTCAACATCATTGCTGGCATTGTTGCGGCTGTGGCGGTGGTGCTTACGGCGGGTACGGCGCTAGGGTTTTTTGGTCCTGCTGTTGCGGCTGCGGAAGGTGCGGCTATAGGCGCGGGTGCTGGTGGATTGGAGGGCGCTGTTGCTGCCGCGGTGGCAGAGGGCGCTATTGAGGCGGGGGCGGCTACTGCGGCGTTGGCAGAAGCTGCGCCCGCGGTGGCGGCAATTGAAACGGGCGTAAGCGCGGCGGCGGGTGGCGCTGCTGGGGCTGCCGAGGTTGCTGCTCCCTCGATATTCTCGTCCATCATTGACGGCGCGACATCGGTTTACAACGCAATCAGCGGTGTGGTTGAGACTGTAGGCAACCTGACCAACATCAGCGGTCCTCTTGGGCAGGCGGCGGCAGAAGCGACGGGCATTAACTCTACTGTTGCCGACCTTGCAGCCAAAACCTTGGTCGGTGCTGGCCGCGGTGCGTTGACTTCCGGCATTCAGGGTGGAGATGTTGGGCTGGGCGCTCTTGGTGGCGCTGCGGGCGGTTTTGTTGGTGCTGGCGCAAGGGAATTGCTGGGCGCTGCGGGTTTGGGCAGCACCGGCTTTGAAGGCGGCATAAAGGGCACCCTTTCTAGCGCGCTTGGAGGCGGTGCCAGCGGCGCGGCAAGGGCGGCGGCTAGTGGTGGCGATATTGGCGGCGCGGCCCTGCGTGGCCTTGCCACAGGCGGCGCTAGCGGTGCTGCAAACTACCTTCTGAGCGATGCGCTGGGCTTGGGTGGGCAGATAGGCTCTTTGGGCGGCACTCTTGCCAGCAACTTTGTGGGTAGTGCTTTGGCTCCTGACACGCCAACGCCTACAGCAAGATCGCGTGAAGTGATTAGGGTGCCAAGGCCGAGAGCGCCCACGCCGGATGCGCCGGATACGCCAAGTCCATCGGGACCAACTGGCGGTGGATCGTTGAACCTAGCCGGGCTTTTTGACCTTGGTGGTGGAGGCTCTACTGGTGGTGGAAGCTCAGGCGGCGGCACGGGTGTAAGCACGGGCGGCACGGGTGTTAGCGGCGTGTATGGCACTAGCGGGGCCAGCGGCGGGAGCGGTGTGACCACTTCTGGCACGCCTAGCACGATCAGCACGTCCGCGCTTGCCAGTTTGCTTTCATCGCCGAGTGATCCGGGTTATAGTTCGCCGCTTTCGGATAATACCGAACCCAGTTCTTCTCAACCGTCTCCTTGGAACAGGTCTTCGCTAAGGACGACAGACCCATTGGGATCATCCTATGGCTAGATTGGCTCGCGCCCTCCGCACTGACTCTTTGGCTGACGTGGATTTGCGCCAATTGGCACAGATGCTGCGGAAGAAGGGGCGTGGCCGCGACACGGTGTTGGCCCACATTACGCCGCAGGAAGCCAGGTTGCTTAAGGCCCGCGGTGGGCGCGGCAGCATCAACCCAAAGACCGGCTTGCCCGAGTTTGAGGATGATTTTTACGATTATGGCGGCGGGGGAGACTATTACGGGGGCGATTACGGCGGTGATTACGGCGGGGGCGGTGATTACGGGCCTATCTATGAGTATTATGATGAGCCTGTGCAGGGTAACGAGGGTGGGCAAGACGCGACTGGTTTTTATGAGGATCAGTTTTCACAAGAGCCTGTGGCTGGCGGCGAGCAGCCTGCTGCCCAAGACCCAAATGTGGACCTTCTTTCGGCCACTGCGTTAAGCCCAGAACAGCAAGCGCAAGATGATCGCCGTGCTGCGGACATCGCGGCGCTAGGGCAAGGTGGGGCGGCATCTCCTGAGGCTGTGGACCCGAGCCTTCTGGATTCTCAAGGCAATCCTATCCTTCCGCCTGATCCTGATACGCCCGAAGCAACTGCGGCTAGGAACGATTACGACTCAAGAAACTCTTTCTTGGGGCAATTGTTTGGTAGTGGCGGCCTAGGTGGCTTGCTTGGCGGCGGCGCAAACGCTGCTGGTCTGGCGCGGCTTTTGGCTGCCGGTGGTGCTGGTGCAACCGCATTGCAAGCTGGCAATCAGGCTCAAGCCCAATCTCAAAACGCAGCCAACCAAATCCGTGATGTAGCCGCAAATGCAGCGGCTGCGGGTGGAAATGCGCAGCAGCAATTGAATGCTCTTTCCAACCAGCAACAAGCGCGGGCTGATACGGCGCAGGCGGGCATTCAGCAGCTTGCAGATACCGCCAATAAGCGCGCAGTTGATCTTCAATCCGGGTTGTCTGGCATTGCCAGTAATGCCGCGGCGCGGGCGGCCGCCGTGCAGAACCAATACAACGCGCTTGCTAGCCCGTATCAGACCCAAGGCCGTGAAATAGCCCGCATGGGGCTTGAGGGCGGTTTGACCCCGGCATCGGCGCAGGCTTATCAGGCGGCGCAAGCTAGGCTGGCTCAGCAGGGCATTAGCCGCGGCGGTGTGGCATCGGCGCAGGCGGCTACCCAACTAGAAAGCCTCCGGGCGCAGCTTCTGGGCGACCAATACCGTCAAGGTCTGGACACGCAGCAGATTGGCGATAGGTATGCTTCTCAAGGCATTGCTGCTGGTTTGGCGCAGTCCAATCTTGGCGATGTGCTAAATGCTAACGCTCTTAACTCTGGTCTTGCGCAGTACAATTATGCCAATAACTTGAGTTCAAGCGCTATTACAACTGGTATGTCGGCTAGTGCTATGGCTAATTCGCTTAGCTCTGCGGGCATTACGGCGGCTTTGAATGCTTCTGGCATTTCCAACGGGTATTTGATCCAAGCCATTCAAACCTCTCTTACGGGTGATGCTGCGGCTCGCCAGGCTATGCAGGGCTTTTGGACCCAGATCGGCAATTTTGTGGGCGGTGGTTCAGGCGGAAACAACACTATCACCGTAAGAGCGGGGAGCGCCTAAATGTCAGGCTCTAACGAGATGTATGGCCGCAACGCCGATCTGGCAGCCGAGCGTGATGCCATTCTGAGTTTGCCTCCCGAGCAGCAGCAGGCCGCTTTGTTGGCTATGAGCCAGCGCCGGTCTGGTGTGCCGGCAGCGCCTGGCGGGTTCCGTGAGCCTACGGCGGCAAGTGCAGGCGGCGCATGGACCGAGGGCTTGCCTCGCGCTACGGGGCAGTTTGCGGGCGCTACAGGTGCGCCACCGCGGCAATTGGCCTCTATGAACGCTCCTGATAGGTCTGGATCGGGAGATGAGACTGGCGGATCGGGGTCTGACGTAACTGCCGCTGGAGGATCGGGGTCTAGTGCCGGTAGTGCATTGTCTTCGTCTAACCCTCTAAACGGCCTGTCTCCCGGTATGCAGGGTATGCTGGGCCAACTGCGCGACATTAATAGGCGGGCGGGCGAAAATGCGCGCGGTATTGCAGATGTTGAACAGCGGCAGCGGGTTCGTGTGGCCGAGGGTGAGGAGCGAACTTCTCGGGATTATGCCAACACTCAGCGCCAGCTTACGCAAGATTTAGACCGTCGCTTGCGGCCTATTCCTGAGTTTGTGCCCACTCAAGAGACGGCGCGCGATATTGGCATGCTTGGCAGCCTGCTGATGCTGGCCGGCGCTACGTTGGGCGGCAAAGCACGGGGCGGCGCGCTTATGGCCGTTCAGTCCATGACCGGCATGATGAACGGCTATCGTCAAGGCCGGCAAGACCTGTACCAGCGGGAACGCCAGAACTTTGAAACTGGGGTTCGCCAAGTGCAGGCGCAGAACCAGCAGTTGCAGGAAGCTTTTAGCCGTGCGCAGCGGTTGGCGCAGACTGACATGGATGCCGCTCAGCGTAATTTCCGGCTTGATGCTGTCAGGCTTGGCGCTGAGTTGCCTAGGCTTGTGGGAGAGCGGGCTGGCCTTGAAGGCGATAGGCAAATAATGCAGACCACAATGACGATGATGTCGCAAATTGAGCAGCGCAAAGCGGCGGCTGAACAAGCGGCGGCAGTACGGCGGCAGACTCTAGAAGATTCTCGTAGAACTTCTGAGCAAAATTTTGTGCGAGCGCAAGGCCCCGAGGCTGCCGAGATTTACAGGTTGACCGGACAAGCAATTCCAAAGGTTCCGGCTGAACGGATTTATGGCGCTGCCCGCGCAATGGCGGAAGGTGCGGCAATTGCCGATCAAGCTAACAGGCTGCCCGAAAACATGGGCCGCAGCGGACAGTTGCGCGGCTTTATTGAAAGGTATTTGACTTCATCTGTGGATGCGGTGAGGAATAATACAAATCCGCAATCCACTGAATTGACTGAGGCTGAACGGCGCAGTTTGCCCGAAGGCGAGCAAAACGCGCTGTTGTTCGCCAAGCGGTATGCTGCATACCTTGTTAACTACGAGCGGGCGCTTGCGGGCGGCGCTAGAGGCTTTACTGTTTCATTCCAAAATCGCTTCAACAACTTGATGAACCAAAACCAATTTTCGCGGCAAGGTTTTGTTGATTTGATGAGGCAGCACGTTCAAGAGTTGGCGCAGGGTTCTCAGTTGCCTGGTTTGCCAGATTTCAATTTTGACCGTCTTGCGACCATTGGCACGCAATTGCACGATCAAGGCTCTATGGCCGCTGAGCGCGGTTCTGCCGCGCGTGGCTTTGCGTTGCTTAGGCACGAAACACAGCCTAGTGGAACAACGCCAGCCGCGCCCGATTTGTCGCAATTCTTGGGTACACCGCGATGAGTGAAACCACTACCGACATCGCAACCGGCTTAGCGGTTCCTCAATATGAACCCGCGCCCGATGTGCCCGCCCGCCCTGCGCCGGCTAAAACGTTTGATTTCGGTGGTGCCGAAAGGGCGCGAGCTACGCCGGCACAAGTTGTTGAGTTTTTAGCCCCGCAAGTTGATTTTCGTTTGGAAGATGCGCGTAAATCTGGCGCTTCTGACCAACAGATTTATGACTTTATGCGCAACAGGTTTGATGTGCCTGCTAAGCCTCCCACGCCGGGTGAGGGTGCTAGGCGCGTGTTATCTGAAACGGGCCAAAACGTTTACGGGCTTGCTCGCGGCGGTGTTGCGGGTCTTTTGGGAGCGCCTGGTGCGCTTGAAGAGTTTGGCGCTTACACGGTGCCTCGCGCGTTGGGTTTTGAAGCGCCTGATCGGCGTTCGCCTACTGGTGGCCGCACGTTGTTTCCAACGCCCGAGGAAGTGAACCGAGCATTGCCTGGTCCGCGCGCAGAGGGCCGCGGTGCTGGCTTTGAAAGCCTTGGTGAAGTGATTGGCGGTTTTGGTACGCCAAGTGGTGTTGTGCGCGCTGGGCAGGGCCTTGCTTCTGCTGGGCGTGGCGTTGCTTCTGCCGCTCGGCCGGTCACTGAAACTGTGCGCCGGGCGCGTGGTGGCGAAGCAACTGCCGCTGGCGAAGATATGGTTGCTGCTATTCGGGGGCAAGGTGAGGGCGTTGCAACCGCTAGAACCGCCGAAGAAGCAGCATTGTTGGCCGAACAAGCGGCTAGGCGTGGCAGAGTCACGCAATTGACGGATGAGGCCGCGCAGGCGGAACAACAGGCTGCCCGCGCCACCCAAGCAGAATTGCAAGCTGGTGAGGGCCTTGCCGGCGTCAGAACGGTCAATGAGTTCGGCCAGAGCGTGTTGCGCCCTCAGACGCTTGATGAGATTGGCACCCAGTTTTTGCGAACTCCCGCCGCAGAACGGTTTGCGACTCTGCGAGCGGAAAGGTCGGCGGCGGCAGAAAGCAATCTCACGGCGGCGCGTGAAGCCGCTGCTGCTAGAGAGGTTTCGGAGCCTTTTGTGGCTTCAAGCCCCATGCAGGAATTGCAGGGTTTTATCACTCGCAATTTAAACACTGAAACTGATCCCACCCTTGTCAATCAATTGCGCACCGTGCAGCGGGCCTTGTTTGAAGGCACGGAAAATGCACGCCCGTCTTTTGCCAGCTCTGAGACTATTAGGCGCAAACTGGGTGATGCGGCTTTTGGTGCGCCTGAGGAAGGCTATCAAGCCATCGGCCAGCAATTGGCGAGAGATTTGTACACTCGTTTGAGCGGAGCCATGCGCGAGTACGAACCGGCGTTCGGGCAATATCTGGATAGCTACAGGCAATTATCGGAACCGCTTCGCGTTGCGGCCAGCCGATTGGGTAAGGCGCTTACCGGAACAGAGGTTAACGCCCCTAGCTACTTTTCTGCGCCCGCTCAGTCACTGCCTGGCCGCGCTTTTAGCAGCCCTGAAAACGTCAGGGGCTTGATGGACGCCTTGGGAGGGCGTGAGCCTGTGCTTGCCGCCGCAGAACGGTATTTTGCCACCCAGCTTGTGGGCAAAACCGCCGCCGAGGCGCGCCAGTATCTGGGAAGCGATAAAGTGCGGGCGGTTTTGGAGGTTTTGGGGCCGGAATTTCGCGCGCAACTAAATAGCCGTTTTCTTGAAGGTGCTACAAGGCAGGCAGAGACCGCAGCATCGGCTACAGCCACGGCAACGCGGCTGAGGCAAGAAGTGACGGTGCTTGAGAGGGAAATTACCTCTATTGGTCAAGAAATCAATAAAATTGCCCCTGTACGCGAAAATGTGAATCGTGATCTTGCCAACATTCGCAACGCCCTGAACAGCGCGGACAGAAACAAGTTCTCGTCTCAACTGCTTAGCCGCATTGAAAACGAGTTGGACTCAGTGACCTATACCCGGATGACTAACCTTGTGAACCAATACAAAACGGCCACCACGCAGCAGCAAGAGGCTGTCAGGCGTTTGAGGTCGTGGGCGTTGAAGGCTGGCACGGCCATTGGTTTGGGTGGTGTCGGTGGCGCTTATTTCTTTGGAGGTCGCTAATGGTCAAGCAGAGCGTTAAGGGCATCAACCCCGATCTGGAAGCGGCTATCAGCAAGATGCTCAAGGAAGTGCTGAACAACCCTGAAACCAGCCTGATCGACAAAATGCGGGTGATTGACCGCGCCCTGAACCTTGAGAAGATCAAGCAGAAGGTTTCGGACGACCAGTACGGCGTGGGTTTCTTGACCGATGACACCGATGAAGGTTAAAGATGTCTCATGACAGAGGGACACATGCACATGGACGCCGTTCGGGTTATCCGCATTTCGCTACAGGTACTTGGGGAGCGGGCCTTTTCGCTCCTAGCCATGCTAATGACTTTCTCGCTTTTCTGCTGGGCCATGATAGAACCCAGCTACGAGCGTCTAGGTCTTGTGGCGTTTTTCGCCCTGGCTGTGTACATCCCCAGTTTGAAAGGCCAAAGGAAATCCTATGATGAAACCGATCGCGGGTAGGAACAGCGGCACCCCCGTCAAGTTCAAGCGCAGCCAGGACGAAAACCAGCAGATTGCGGAGGCTTACCGACCGCAGTTGCCGCGCGATGGCAGCCAGGACGGTAGGCCCACTTTCAGGTCTGGTGAGCTTCCCAAGGGGGGCTATCAGAGCATGTGGGGCTTTGGGGATAACCCCACCAACACCAAGGACAGCCCCACCACCAAGCCTGGCCGAAAGGTTTACTAATGGCCGGGGACAGCCTCAGCATAGGGCGCGGTGAGAAGCTGCCTGCAAGCCGCGGGGCGGGTCTCACGGCCAAGGGTAGGGCGCGCTACAACAAGGCCACAGGCAGCCGCCTGAAAGCCCCAGCGCCCAACCCGCGCAACGCAAAAGAAGCTGGCCGCAAGGCTTCATTTTGTGCGCGCATGCGTCCCATTGCCAGAAAGTCTAAGCCTGGCAGCCGGGCGAGGGCGTCAATGCGTAGGTGGAAATGCCGATGAAACCCGGATTGTATTCAAACATTCACGCAAAAAGACGGCGAATTGAGCAAGGTAGCGGTGAACGTATGAGGAAGCCTGGAAGCAAAGGTGCTCCTACGGCTAAAGCGTTCCGAAAGAGCAAGCGCACTGCGCGACGATGACGCGCTTTGGGGGTTCATATGGCCCAAGCCGGGTACAAATGGGAAGATGTTGAGCTTGTTTACAATCTAGTAGGCGTTCACGGCTCTGTTAGCAAAGCCGCTAGATCGTTCATTCCGCCCATGGCGGTTGCAACGGCGCAGAATCATTACGATGCGGCCATTTCAAAATTCAGGAAGGCCGATGTACGCAAACTGCACAAAGAGGCGATTGCATACGATCCAGAAAATCCGCCGAAATCGGATTTGACTGAGAAAATCACTCATCTTAATGCTGTGGTTGTGGCCTTTAGCGATGCGCACTGGACCAGCATACACCAACCTCGCAGTTTGGCTCATGAGGCGCTGCTAAAGGTCATACCACAGGTCAAACCCGACATTTTGCTCAGCGTGGGCGACCTTTTGGACATGGGCGAGCCTAGCCGGCATGACCCGTTGGGCTGGCATAAACGCATTAAGGTACAGGACGAGTTAGAGGCTGCCAAAAAGCATTTGGATGACATTATGGGGTTGGCTCCGCGGGCTGCCAGGTGGTGGGTGCGCGGCAATCACGATGATCGATTTGATAAATATTTAGCATTGAACAACGCCATGTTTGAGGGCGTGTCTGGCTTTGATTTTGCCGGTCATTTTTCCGATTGGCGGATGTGCCACCGGCTGGACATCAATGACGTGGTTGTCATGCACAGGTATCATAGCGGCATGCACGCGGCTTGGAATAATGCACTCAAGTCGGGTGTGTCGTTTGTGTCGGGTGATACGCATTGCCTTGAGTATAAACCGATGGTGGACATGAGGGGGCGGCGGTACGGTGTGCAGACTGGGATGCTTGCGGACCCTGCTTGGCCGTGCTTTGCCTACATGCAGGGTAACACGCGGTTGTGGAATCCTGGGTTTGCCGTGTTGACCTTTAGGAACGGGGTGCTGATGCCGCCAGAGCTTTGTGAGATTATCAATGGTGTGGCTTGGTGGCGCGGCGAAGAGATAGCCGGGAAACCGCGTGTGAGGGTGCAGGCGGGCCGTTCGGAGTGAAGGTGGCTACCATAGACCCCGATGATGCGAAGCTGGCACAGCACGCTAGGGACGCATTGGAAGAGGTGCTAGCGCGTGACCCGGTGTGCATCTTGATCGTGTATGAAACTCACAAGCAGTTTGGTTATGCGAGCATACCGGCCTCCTCGGCTATGGTGCATGGTTTGTATATGCACTTGGGTGGACTGCTTATGCCACAGGGGGAATGAAAAACCTTCCCCCGCCACAAGAAAAATCGGTTTTCCAGATTACAGTTTCCTAATGCCCCACTGATAGCCGGCAAGCACCACTTCTAGCTGTTCGTGGTAGCAAGCCATGAAGGCATCCACGGCCATCTTGGGCGTGTGTAGCGGGCTTTCGTTAAAGCCCCATAGGTAGTCATCAAAGACCATAATGCCGTGCTGCTTGAGCGTGGGCCAAGCCATACAGGCATCCGCTAGGACGTGTGGCGCTTGGTGGCTGCCGTCAATGTAAATGAAGTCGTATGGCCGCGCGTTGCCCTTGCGAATAAACTCAAACAGATCACCCATAAAAGGGAAGATGTTTGGCGTTCCCAACGTATTATCGTCAAAGCGGCGTTTTACCGCGCGGAAGTCAATTCCAACGTGTTCCTCGCTCCCGCCCCATGTGTCGATTACGTCAATGCTGTGCGGGACCATCTTGTTCAGCTGCTCATGGAACCAGAGCGTGGAGCGGCCTTCAAAGGCTCCAATCTCAAGAAAACGGCGCTTTTCCGGCAGCAGCGCCATCATGCGCTCTAGGCCGGGGATGTTGTGGCTGAACCAGTCTTGAGTGAACTCAGGCATTTTCGTTCTCCGGGAGCAGACGACCTTCAAACTCATATGTGCCGATGTGGGACAGCACCACCCAAGGTGCCACATAGACTTTGCCGCCAGCCCGCCGCCAGGCTTGGCAGAAATGGTAATCCTCGCTCAGCAGGCGGTCACTCTCGGGGCAGATCGTGACATCAAAGAAAGCGTGGATGGGTTCTGGCTGTAGGACGCCTGACAGGTCTGTCACGTCATTCATGTAGGTATCGGTGATGGGTTCCAGAACCTCAAACACACGCCGCTTGATGAGCATACAGCCGGTTCCAGCGTTTAGCACCTCTAGGGGTAGGTTGCTGGGGATCGTGGCGCTCTGCACCCCGTCCAGGAGGTTCACAACGAAACTGCCGGTGTAGTGCTTAAGTTGGTCAACCGGCACGCCGCGGTGAACAGCCTCGGCCACGCTATGCCAATTGATTTCCTTCTTGGGGTAGATGCCGGCGAGGAGGTCAATATCTGCTTCCACCATGGCGATGATGTGCATGGGGTCGAACTTGATGTCCGCGTCAATGAACAGCAGGTGGGTGCATTCTGTTTTCAGGAACGCCTTGGTGAGCGCGTTGCGTCCGCGCTGGATCAGGCTTTCGTTAAACTGGCACAGAGACTGGAACTCCCAGCCGCGCATCTTCACGGCGTTGGCGAGCGCCATCATGCTCTGGTTATACCAGCCCACACACATGCCACCATACATTGGGGTCGCTACCATTAGCTTCACGTTTTCCATCATTTCCAATCCTCGTTTCCTTTGCACCGTGCACAGATGCGGTTGCGTCGTGGGTCATAGCTGTCAAACAAATTCAGGCACTTTAGGCACTTCACGCTGGCTTTACCGGCCTTTTCCTTTATGTCGCGGGCTATCACTCGTTTTTGGGTTGAGGGTTGCCTGGCGTTTTCGCCGGATCGGGAAAGGCGGTTTACCTTGTCTTTGACGCTGACATAGCTGCGGTTGAGTTTGGTTGAGATTTCTCGCAGGCTGCATTCTTCTTGCAGCATGTCAAACAGGCGTTTGTTTTCCTCGGCGGTCCATGGAATGCCGCCCGTATGCAAGCTGCCGACGATTTCCGGCGACCACCGCACGCGCTTGGCTTTCACGGCTTCTTTTCCAAGGCTGCTCGCATGTGGTGCAGTAACATTTGAGGCAAACTGTCGGGATTGGTCGGCGCGTCGTGACAAGCTTCAATCATGATTGCGCTATCTTCTATAGCCTCCCGCAGCAGCGCATTCTCGGCGTGGAGGGCGTCCAGTTCCCTCTGCGGAACCACAGACCACCCCTGCTCTCGGATAATGTCGAGGGCGGATTCGGCGTTTTCCATAAAGAACTCTTCCTCCCCTCCAAAGTAAAAGATTATCTGCCCAATAAACTTTATCAGGTCGGCTTCGTCTTTTGCTGGTTCGCTCATTCCTTTGTTTCCTTTCCAAGCATTGGTATGAAGTCATCTAGGCGCAGGATGACCACGGCTTCCCGCCTGTCGCCCCGTGCCACCACCAGCGGGATTTGCCCCGGCCTGGCTGCGCGTGTGCATTGGTCTAGCCAGTCATAAACCGCTATGCTGGCTCGACGCTTGCACTCAACCATGTACGCGCCAAGGTCGATGTCTCCACCGCCATCGCGCGTCTGGTCCAGATTGCGCGCAGCGTCTATGCCGGCGTCCTTAAGGGCGTTCACCACGTCCCGCTCGAAAGTCGCCCCTTTAGTGCGCTGCGCCTTGCCCATTATCTATGCTCAGGACTAAAAGGCACGTCGTCGTCAAAGCGCGTCATCCCGCCTGGCCGGTAAGTATTCTCCCGCGGGGGCTTGTTGGGATCGGGCTTATAATTCGGGTCTGGCTTCCAAGAGTCGATGCTTAGGCTGATAAGCGGCCCGCGGCGGCTAGACTTCTGCCAGCCGGCCATCTTCAACTCTTCGCCGGCCTTGTAATCCCGGTCCAGGATCAGCTTCCCCTTAAAGTCGGGCGATTTCTCGCCGCGCTTTTCCTCAGAAAACAAAACGCCCTTGCCGGGCTGGTCGCCATATGTGCCGCTCATTCCGCAGGCTCCTCTTGAGTGTCAGGTTCCATCCAATGCACGTTAGCCTGCTTGAAGCCGCGCAGCTTGGCGAGCTTATCCTCTTCCGAGATGCGCTGATTGGCCGCGATGCCGTCCACAACTTTGTAGTAAGCCTGGTAGGCGTCCGCCTCGGTTTCAAAGCTGGCGTAGATCGTGCCGTCAGGCTTGTAGAGATGCACGGTATAATCAGGCACCGGCTCTGGCTCAGGCTCTGGCGTGACATCCACCACAACGCCCTTGGCCGGCGCGAAGTCCGCCACTTCCTCGGGCGTATAGACACCAGCCACACAGGCCGGGAACACGGTGCGGATGCCCTCAGAGATGCAGCGGGCGCGAAGCATGGCGCGCGGGTAATTGCGCCAGTTTTCTTTCTTGGTGAAGCCCAGCCGGTGGGCCATTTCCATGGTCCAGCTAATGCTGACCTCGCCGCCTTGCGGATGGCTGAACAAGCCGGTCACCACCTCATCAGTGTAGCTAGTCCAGTTGACCTTGCCCCCACTTGTCTGGAAGCGGGCCAGCATGGCGTCACTCTTGAGCGCGGGACGCCCCTGGATCACATGATAATCCCGCATGGCGATGGCCGGGTGCATATCCTCCGCCTGGCACAGCAGCATGATAGCCATGGCCTCGGCCTCACTCTTGAAGCCAAACATTTTGCTGTCAGCCGCCACTTTCGCCATCTTTTGGATGTCGCCCATTGGCACAATGTTACTCATCGCCGATCACCTCCCCTAATGTGCGGTTGCACTTCACCAGCTTGCCGGCCACGCCATCGCGCAGGATGTCCAGCAAGTGGGCGCGGTTGGTCTTGCCCATATGCGGCAGCGCGCTCAGGTCACGCTCGCTCATGCCGAGCACATCCTGCCAGGTCATGGCCGGATCGTTAGCCATGAGCACGGTCTTCACGCGCTTGTTGATGTCGGTGTCGGCCACGCGCCAGTCTTTCCAATCGGTAGTCATTCTGCTTTCTCCTTCAAAAGAAATCGCCGGCTGCCCGGCTGTTCCACCACGAATTGTTCGTAGATGTCTGGGTATGCGGACCGGAAAAGGTCGGCACTAAAACGCTTGGAAGCCTTCGCGCTTTTCCATGTCACCAGTGTTCTGCCGTCCAACGTGTGCATCTCGGCGTTATCGCCCATGGCACGCTGTATAGCCGTCTGTAAGCGGTCTTCCTCGGCTTCAAAGGCTTTGATGGACGCCTTGATGCCGGCAAGGCGCTTAGCCGCCTGCTCAAGCTCCAGAGAGGCCGTGGCAATGCCCTCAGTGCTAACAGGGTAGGCCGTCTTGCACTGCGCCACCGTCTCAGGGTCAGGCATCTGGCCCGTCTGCGCCATCGCCCACAGCTTTGCCATTTGACGGATCAGCCCGTCCTTTTCGTCCTCGCTGAAATCCAGCCGGAAGGTCCGAAACCGTTGGCCGCCAAACAGGATGCACAGATAGACGGTGTTAACGCCGAAACACGCCGCCTCATGGCAGCACTGCGCCCAATCGGCATTCGGCACCCGGACAGGCTCGCCAGGTTCGCTGTATTGGTGGATATGCAGCGCGTTGTAGTTCTTGCACTCCACCAGGAAGCTGTTATCGGCAGCCATATAGTCGCCGTGAGACTTCATCCATGGGTGCTTGGCGTGGGTAGCCACAGCGTCGCCCAGAGCCTTCAACTCGCCTAGTTCCTCGCTGGCGAAGGCGGCGATAGTGGCTTCCATGCGGAGACCCATCTGCACCACCTCCACCTCGCTCAGGTCAGGCCGCTCAGCCTTTCCCACCTTCTCGGCCACCACCTCGAAAGCCTTGCCAGACACGGCGCGGCGGCTATCGGTGCTCCACCAGGCGCTGCGGCGCTCGTCTGCGCTAAAGCCGCTCATGGCTTGCTCCCCGGAAATTGATAGTTCTTGGGGATGTGCGGCAGCCCCAGAACCTTGCCCCTCAACCGCACGGCGGCAGGGCTGCGCTTGTAGGTCACGCTCAATTCTCGGAACGGCATCGTGCCCCACGCTTCGCGCAGAAAGTCATCCTCTACTTTTGTCCAAAGCCGCGGCGCAAACTCGCGCTCCAATTGAGTGAGCGGCTTGGGCTGTGGCAGCGGCAATTGAGGCTGAGGCTGGCCTTTCAACGCTCTTTCCTGCGCCGTATGCACCAGGCTTTCCACCGCATCATCGAAGCCGCGATAGTACGCATTCAGCAGATGGTTTTTGTATTCGGCCAATTCAGCCCCGAAATCAGGAATGCTCATGTCACGATCTCCAGCTTACGGCTACCCGCGAAATACTTAGAAATGGCGTTAGCTATACCTGGCATGATGCCGATCGGGAGATAGATGGTATCGCGTATAATCTCCGCGTTTTCATATTCCATCACAACCTGGATGATTGCCACGTCATCTCCAATATCAAGATACACTGTCCAATGATCGTGGGAGTCGATAACTTTCCCGAAAAAAACCTCTTCCATTGTGCGCGTCCCTTTCCTGTTATGGCGCGACACACACTTTAAGCGCGGTTTTAGCGCGGTCAAGCGGGAAAATGCGCAAAGGCAAAAAAAAGCCCCAGCGGTTAGGCCGGGGCAGTTGGATAGCTTGGGAAAGGAACACGACCGCGGAGGAGAGAACCCGCACCCAGATAATGGCCTACGCAAACCCCCCTTGCAAGCCCCACGAAAATACCCTACGTCACAAACGTCGCATGCGACACAACCGAAAGGAACAACACAATGGCTAGTATAACAATCCCCATCCGCGTGCCGGTGGAAGTGGCCGAGGCTATCGATGCGATATGCCGCCGCACAGAGCATTCCCGTAGCCGCGTGGGCCGGAAACTGCTTGAGGAAGGCTTGAAGGGCGAGGTTTTTGGCAGCGCGGTGCAGCCCCGTAGGGCCGCCGTGAAGGCTTCCAAGCCGGTTGCCACGCTTGAGATACCTTCCTTTATCCCGATGGATGCCTGGCTGGAATGGGACGCCTACCGCACGGCTAAGAGCGGAAAAGCATGGACCCTGCACGCCAAGAAACTGTCTATCGCGCGGCTGGTCACTTATTGGGACGCTGGCGGCGGCTGCCCGGCTTCTATCATTCGGCAGAGCATAGAAAATGGCTGGAGCGGGCTTTTCGCGCCGAAAGACTTGGCCGTAGGCAATCGCGAGGACCTAGCCCGCCGCGTGCAGCCCATCGTTGAAAGCAGCGCGGAGGAGATGTTTTGATGTGGACAATAGCAGGGGCTTTCGTGGCCGGGTGCATTGGCGCGCTGATAGCCGGGCTGGTTGTTGTTGCTGCCAGTTGGCGCGCAGTGATGAAGGATTGGGACAATGAGTGACATTGTAATCAGGCGTATGCCGCAGCTTTCGCAGCCCCTGAGCCTGGCCGTGGCAGAGGAGCAGCGGCGGGAGGCTTCCAGCGCGCCGGGGGATTTCTCGGCGCAGGCTCTGGCCCCGTCCCTGATAGAAGAGGCCGGCAGGGCCGCGAGACAGGCTAGAGCCTCTTTTGCGCCGCCTACAGGCCCTTTCGTGCTGTCCTGGGTAGCACCTATCCACGCGGGCTTTAGCAACCCTCCCAGCGCGCGGGAAGCGGCCGTATGGGCTGCCGCGGTAGCCAAGGCTTGTGCGCGGATACCGGCACAGGCTTTCACTGAGGATGCGCTGATAGACCTGGCGCGCGCGAGTAAATTTTGGCCGTCCGCAAGCGAGGTTCTGGCGGTAGTGCAGCCGGAGGCTAATCGGCTGTATTCCAAGGTGCTGGCGATGGAGCGCATTGCGCGGCGCAAGCCACCGGAAGCGCCGCCCATGCCTAAGCCGGTGCTCTCTGAGGCTGATAGGCGCGCGGAAGCTGCCAGGTGCGCGGAGATGGTGGACAAGATGAAGGCCGCCATAGCCGAGCGTGAGCACCGCACTAGGCCAGAGCGTGGTGATAGGGCAGCGCCCGTGAGCCTCGCCTCTCTCATGGCCGGATACCAGCAGGCGGTGGCGAATGGCGGGCCATATGCGGAGGCTGCGCGGGCCAGGCTTGAGAAATTGCAGCGCGACCAATGATGACCATCTTGAGCCTCTGCGATTACACGGGGTCATGGTCTCAGCCCTACCGTGATGCCGGATATGACGTGGTGAAGGTGGATATAAAGCGGGGCGGCGATGTTCGGCTATTCGAAGCATTGCCGTTTCCAGTGCGCGGGGTTCTAGCAGCCCCGCCATGCACCCATTTCGCCAGCAGCGGCGCGCGGTATTGGGAAAGCAAGGGCGAGGCGGCCATTCTAGAGGGCCTGGCGGTGGTTGACGCCTGTATGCGGATCATCGCCGTGCACCGCCCGCAATGGTGGTGCTTGGAGAATCCTATCGGGCGATTGAAGCGATACCTAGGCGAGCCTCGCATGGCTTTTGACCCTTCCGAATATGGCGACCCCTATACAAAGCGCACATTGCTCTGGGGGCATTTCACGCCGCCCCCCAAGCGGCCGGTGGAAGCCACCGAGGGGTCTAAAATCATCAAGTTCAGCCCCAGCCCTGACAGGGCCGCGCTTCGCAGTGTGACCCCAGAAGGCTTTGCGCGGGCTTTCTTTGCGGCAAACCCATAGTTGGCACGGTTCTTGCATAGGGGCTTTTCTGGTCATTCATGGAAGCCCCTTTGCATGCCCACGCTTGGCACGGTTCTTGCTATCTAAATATCTATGTATCTACGCCTATCGTGGGCCTTGCGTATCACGTCAGGCATCCGCAATGCGTCAAGCCTACAACCCCCCTATTTTAGCCCTGACGGGCCAATAATAGGGGGGATGCAAGGGGGGAATGGCGTGCTTGTTGGCAGGGGTTCAGGCGCGGAAAGCCTTGGAAAGCCTAGGGAAATGGCGCGACGCTAGTGTGACGGGTTGCTCCGGTTGTGACGGGCGAGACGGTTGCATGCAAGCGTGCACACTACCCCACAAGCAGTGCGCGGGCCAGTTCATAGCGGCGCTTCACGTCATCAAGCCCGACATGGCCGCCATTCACTGCCTTGCGGACCCTGCCTAGGTCTCCCCGATCCGCCAGGTCATTCAGCCCCATACGGGACCACCAAATGCAGGCACTCTCTGCCGCGCCGGCCGGCGTGCCGATGCTTTCCACCCATTCGTCGGTCAATTCCCGTTGCAGCACGCCGGCCACGCGCACGTAGGACCACCGCCCCGTAAGCTGGATCAAGCCCCGCCCGCGATATGTCCAGCCATCGCCCGGCAATTTGTTGCCAAGGTTGCGCTGCCCCCAATCGCCGCCATAGACTTCCTCGGCGATTGTCTTTTGGTCCGCTGGGTGTCCGACACGCCTACAGGCATCAAGCGCCCGCGTGGTGGCGCGAGCGCCAAACACGGCCGCCAGGCGGTCAGGGTTGTAGTCCAGGCTCTCAATCAAGCGCCGCCCGCCATTGGTCTCATGCCCAAAATTGGCCAGTGCCATCGCCGCGCGGATCGGTTTGCCCGTCATTCCCGCGCGAGCCATATGCTCTTGCAGCAGCGGTGCCCACATAGCAGGCGCTACCCAATCCATTGCGGTGAGCAATTTCGTTTCGATCATCGGAGCCTCAAATAGATGCCGGCCAGGCATGACGCTATCGCCAGCCCGGCCGCCGTTATCAGGATTTTGCGCGCGGGGAGTATCACGCGGGCGGTTGCCGCACAAAAGACTGCGCCACATCTTGCGCGATAGCCTCGATCCGGCGCGGGAGCTTCACGCTATCCGGCCAGGCGGGGGGCTTGGTGCGCTTGGTGAGCAATTCGATCGCCATAAGCCGCCCGCTTGTATAGTTGCGCTGCTGGTATGCTTTCATTGTCTCATACTCCGCGCGGTAGCCTAGACCGGCCAGAGCATCATGATAGCCGGCGCGCACCGCCGCCATAATGTCCGGTCTATTGCGCGCATCTTTAGCGTGAAGCTGCGGTTTGCTGGCGTTTCTCATAGCACCACCACCAAGAAACAGGTTCCCGCCAGCAGCACGAGAAACGCCAGCCCCTCGGCCAGGGTTTTGAGTATGGTCATTGTGCTGCCCCCTTATGCGCCAATGGCGCGCAATGCGTTGCGGATACGGTCCCGGCGGCTTATCCAGCGGTCTAGGCTGGCATGTCGCGTTAACGGGTGCTCAGTGGCAGTAGACCACGCCCAAAGCCGTTCGAAGCGATTGAATGCCGCATCTCCAACAAGGCCATGCGCCCACAAATGCCTGGCGCGCTCCCATGATGCGCGGGCTTGAATCAATTCGCGCAATTCCGCGCGGGCTTCAATATGTGTCATTGTTCTATCCCCTGTTATCGATGCCAGCATGGCAATCGGGAAGAGCGCACACCGCACAAGCGATGCCGCCCTGCCGGATTGTCAGCCCCGCGCAATTGCCGCGGCGGCCTTCTTACTCACGCCATGGGCGGGAAAGCCCACAATGACTTTACGGTCTACACGCTGGCATAGTTGGCAAGTCGCGCATGACACATCATCGCGGTATGTCGCCGGGCAGGTTTCAACCGTACGCCCGGCCGGCGTGGTGACAGTATGGCGAACTCCCTCAGCGGCATCTAGCACCACCACCACCGGACCGGCTTTTGTATCGGCAAGCCTATCGGCATCGGCAAGAGTGTTTGCTGACAGGTTGACGGTAAAGCCTAGGCTATTGACCATGGTAATCGTGGTAACATTGGCCTTAGTCATAGGCTTGTGGGTATAGGTGAAGCCCCGCTTGCCTTCATTGGCCTTGGCAAGCGCCAACAAAGCCTTGCGGTCAATCTTGCTATCAGCGCCAGGCAAATCGCCCGCTTGATTGTGTCGCCACAATTGACCATCGGGCAATGCCGCAATCTTGCTGACAAACACGGGCCATGTGTCGCCACGCTCACCATTGGTCACGGCGCGCCAATGCATGGCAAGCGGTCCGCCCCCGGCATAGCAGCCCTTGGCATACAGCGGGCAGGAAGCCGGGCAGGTTGCCTTGCTGGATGTGGAAACAGGTATCGGGCCTGTTTTGCCGTTACGGCTTTCAAGCACTAGGTGTGTAAGCATTGTGCGCTTTCCCTTTCGTTATCGGCAATTCGCCGCACAAGCCGCCCCGTAAAGCGGTTTATGTGGCGGGGCCGTGAAGCCCCTGCCGTAGTGTCAGGCTCCGGCGTAACCGCGCCAATGCTCTTCCGCATGAAATGCCGCTACGGCAGCATCAAAATCACCGTCGCCGCAAAGCAGCTTGACATTGGTAAATTTGGGGCGGTTTTTCTTGGCGCGGCTATATGGACTGCCCACCATGGTGCAAAGCCAGGCCGTCACACCCTGCTGGCGCAGCGCTGTTTCAACCCGCGCAATTTCCTCGGGTGTAGGCTGCGTGGCGCGGCCCATGGTGACATAGCCGCCAGTGTTCGCCAGAACGATTGTGCGTGTTTCGGTCATGGTATCAGCCCCCCCCCTTAAATCACGTCATCGTCAGTGATAACGCGGTGTGCGGCATAACGGCCGTCGTCAACCGCGCCGGATTCAGCGAAGAATGCGGCAAGAGCCTCGGCGGCGCTTTCGGCATCATAGGCGCCGCGAAGCTGGTGCATCTCGCCAGCAGCGTCGGTGTGAGTGATGTAAAAATACATTGTCGTGTTCCCATCCAGGCTTGATTGCCTGTGACGCATGTGTCGCTTGTGACGGATGCAGACAAGCGTTATTTTATTAAAGATTGTTAATCTTTGATCTAGTGTCTGTGGCACGATTCTTGCTTCGCGTGCGCGCGCGATCCTTTCTTCGTCTTATACGTATATACGTATATACGTTATAACGTATCATCGCCCTCGACGTTGTTACGTTATATCATCCCCCTCGTTAGGTTAGTATCTATGTCCTATTACGTCATACTGCTACCGCTAGGGCTAAGCCGGACATAACATCCACCTTACATCCCCGCGCGTGGGCCATTCTAAGCGCGCTACAGGCCGATGGGCCAAGGGGTCCGGTAGGGTGGTAGCGCAGCCAGGCATCACCCCCCTGTAGCCCTCCCAGAATCGGGTATGGGGCATGGGACGGGGCGCTGGACTCTGACACCAGCACCGGCCTAGCCTCGCCCTAGCCGCCAAGCCTGAAATCTGCGGCCCGCCGATGGGTCGCGCGGGGGCCTGAGGGAGTGCCCCTCTCCTTGTTCCCCCCAAGAAAAATATGGTTTTTGCCGTATGTGTATATACGTTATGACGTAGTTATCAGGATAAGGAGTGGTTGATGGACACGCTGATTGTGAACAGGGTGCTAGACATGTATGCAAGTGGAGTGCCTGTGAGGGTTGTATGCAACCGTTGCAATGTGAGCATTAGTTCGGTGATGCGTGTGGTGAAGCAGGCGCGAGCTGAGGGTGATGTGAGGGTGTTGAAGAAGCGAAAGTTGGGTAGTGGTGAGCGTGGTAGGGCGATTGAGGGGATGTTGGGTGTTGAGGGTGGGGTGAGTGCTGCGCAGATTGCGGAGATGTTGTGGGGCGATGAGTTTCCGAGCACTTGGCGGAATGTGATTTCGATAGAGATGACCAAGCTGCGGAGGGCTGGGGTGGTTGTGAAAAACCTCAAGGGCCGCTATGTGTTGGTATAAAGTTTAGGGGCTAACGCGGTGAAGTTTGACCTCAAGAAGTTTTATCAATTTTGCTCTCAGTTGCAGATTGAGACGAAGGAGAAGGGTTTGCAACGGCTGGACAAGCTGTTGGGCACGCAGACGTATGTGATGAACGAGATAGCGCGCGGGCTGGAAGAGGATGTGCATTTTTTCACCATCCTGAAGGGCCGGCAGCTTGGCGTGACCACGATCAGCCTGGCGCTGGATTTGTACTGGGTGTTCACGCATCCGGGCTTGGGTGCCACGTTGGTGACGGACACTGAGGAGAACCGCGAGATGTTTCGGTCCACCTTGGGGATGTATTTTGAGCATCTGCCGCGGCAGTACAAGATTCCGATGGAGGGGCATAACCGCAACCAGTTGTTGCTGAAGAACCGCAGTCGGTTGTTTTATCAGGTGGCTGGCTTGCGGGCCAAGGGCAGCTTGGGGCGTGGTAAGGCTATCACTTATTTGCACGGCACGGAGACGAGTTCATGGGGCGATGAGGAGGGTCTGGCGTCGTTGCTGGCTTCGTTGGCTGAGACCAACCCTGACCGGCTGTATATGTTTGAGAGCACAGCGCGCGGCTTCAACCTGTTCCATGATATGTATGTCACGGCCAAAAAGGCCCGCACGCAAAGGGCCATCTTTTGCGGTTGGTGGCGGAACGAGTTCTATACCGCCGATCCTGAGACATCGGTTTACAAAACGTATTGGGATGGAAGACTGACTCCTGAGGAGAAGGAGTGGGTCAGGGACATCAAGAAGCTGTACGGCTTTGAGATCAACAGCCGGCAGATGGCATGGTGGCGGTGGAAGCTGGCAGAGGGCATCAAGGACGATGCGCTGATGTATCAGGAGTTTCCGCCGACTGAGGACTATGCGTTCATCATGTCGGGCACTTCGTTCTTTAGCACGTCGCGTTGCACGGATGCGGCCAAGGCGGCGAAGGCCATGAAGCCTGACTATTATCGTTATGTTATGGGGCAGTTGTTCCAGGACACTGAGGTGATGAAGTCTCAGGAGCGGCTGGCGACGTTGCAGATTTGGGAGGAGCCGGTTGACAATGGGTATTATGTTATTGGTGCCGACCCTGCTTATGGCAGCAGTGATTGGGCTGACCGCTTTTGCATACAGGTGTTTCGTTGCTATTCGGACGGCATGGAGCAAGTTGCGGAGTTTGCTACGAGTGAGTTGAACACCTACCAGTTTGCGTGGGTGATTAGCCATTTGGGCGGCGCGTACAAGAACAGCATTCTCAATTTGGAGGTGAATGGTCCCGGCCAGGCCGTCATCAATGAGTTGCGGAATTTGAAGCGCCAGGCGGTTGCCATGGGCGGCAAGGACGGCAGCAGCCTGATGAACGTACTGGGCCACATGCAAAACTACATTTGGCGCAAGAACGATACGTTGGGCGGGCTGTCAAACAGCATTGGGTGGGTAACTACCTCGGCCAGCAAAGAGCGGATGCTAAATTACTTCAAGGACTATTTTGAGCGCGGGATGCTCATCGTGAAGTCCATGGACACGTTGGATGAGATGAAGACGGTAACGCGCCAGGATGGGACCATTGCGGCGGCGGGGCGTGGCAAGGATGATCGCGTGATTGCTTCTGCGCTGGCAGCGGCGGCGTATGCCGAGCAGTTGCAACCGCGGTTGATAGCCATGAACCTGACCAAGCTGCGCAACCGGGCTTTGGATGAGTTGGATGCCGAGGAGCGTGGCCGTGAGCGCACCGTGGTGAGCAAGTACCTCAAGAACATTGGGCTGGGCGTGTGATGTTTGCTCTGCGGCCAAAGAAGGAGTTGCTGGAGTGGTACCGCCGGTTTTTGGCGGACAGGGACCGCGGCATTGGCATGGACCTGCTGACGGATTTTACTGGCGTGTCCAGAAAGACGTTTGAGGAGGTCATCAAGCGCGGCAACCGCCCGATGCAGGATTGGTTGCAATCCGCGTTGAGCAAGTTTGCGCATGAGTGGGAGGCGGGGATAATCGAGGTGTATCAGCGCCCCAACCGCACCAAGGCGATTAGGTATCGGCGTGAGCCGGTGTTGGACATGCGGCCTAGCGTTGGGCTGCAAGTGGTGGGCGGCGAAATCCGCTTGAACGTGGGTATGAGAAACCGGGCGCAGTATATGACGCCTACCTTGAAGGAGCAGTTGGATGGCAATTAAGCGGCACTACAAATGTCCGAAGCACGGGTTTTTTGAGTCTTGGGAAGCCGTTTGCACGCACGGTTGCTTGGATGGAATCAAGGTCGCGTTTTTGAAAGCGCCGGCCTATCTGTCCGACAAGACCAAGCGGAACGACGCTAACCTCAAGGGGCTGGCAAATGAGTTCAACATGACGAACATTAAGAGCACCCGCGAGGGCGAACACCAAGAGGGCTACCTGACCCGCAACAACGCGCCGCCCGTGGAGCAGCCCCCTGAGCAGCGGCCAGGCTCTGGCGTAATCTGGGGCGGCGGTGCGGGGCATAGCATACAGTCAGTGCTTGGCGGCGGCATCAAGTCGGTGCGCGGCGAAAGCGTGGGTTTCAATCCGCGGGAAGCTGGCGAATTGCGTGGACCCCAGACGGCGAGTTATGTAGGTGATCATGAAAACCTACAGGTGAAGCCGTGATCATTCCAAAAGACCCGATTGAGCGCGAGACGCTGTATCTGGATTTGATGGAGAAGTGCTTTGTGTCCCGCGAGGAGCGCAAGGCCGATTATAGCAGTTTGCGTTCTTGGTATCTGTTTGGTGCCGGCCCGGACGAAAGCCCGGCGCACTACAACAAGATTTATCCGCACATTGACCAAGTTACGGCGTTTTTGTTCAGCGCGGACACGACGCGCTTTAGCATTAACCTTGGGGCTTCGGTGCCTGAGAGCGAGCAGAGCAAGGTTCAAGTGCTAACTTCCGCCTTGAACGATAAGTGGGCGGACTCCAACGGCGACCAAGTGTTTGCCATGGCAATGACGTGGGCGCTTTGTTATTCGTCCACGTTTGTCAAACTGGTTGTGCGCAATGGCACTATTCACCCGTACATGATTGAGCCTGGCAGCGTTGGCGTGCTGCGCGAGGATACGCCTTACACTGACCGCCAAGAGGCGTTGATCCAGACCTACCACATCACCAAGTCCGATCTGGCGCGCCGGCTTTATGGGCACCCCAAGCGTAAGTCGATCATTGATCGGATTACCGTGGGGCAGCATCAGGTGAGCCATGTGCCTGAGGGCCTTAACCGCATTGTGATGTCCCAAACCAATCCGTCGATCTACGGAACGGTCAACCTTGATCTGTACGGCTATAACCGCATGAACGCGCGGGTGGCCGAAGATACGGTTGAGATGCGGGAGCTTTACGTTTGGGACGATGAGACCAACGATTATCAGGTTGTGACCATCGCGGACCCTGACATTATTATTTATGACCGTCCCGGCGAGCAGCTTTTTATGAAGGGCGAGTTGCCGTTTATCCAGATTACGCCCAACCCGCAGTATGACTACTACTGGGGGCAATCTGAGGTGCAGAAGCTGATTTTCTTGCAGCAGATGCGCAACCGCCGCATGACCGAAATTCTGGACCTGTTGAGCAAACAGGTAAACCCGCCCACGGCGTTGATGGGCTTTACGGGCATTCTGGACGAGAAAAACTTTGCGCTAAACCGTGCTGGCGGGCTGCTGTCTAACGACATGGCGCAGGGCAAGGTTGAGCGGATGGCACCGGAAATGCCGTCCGATTTGTTCCGCGAGATTGATGCCATCGACGCCATGTTTAGCGAGGCGTCGGGCATTTCCAGCGTGCTGTCGGGCCGCGGTGAGTCAGGCGTTAGGTCTCAGGGGCACGCTTCTCAGTTGGCGCGGCTGGGTTCGTCGCGCATTAAAAAGCGCGCCTTGGTTGTTGAAGACGCGCTGGAAAAGATGGCGACGTTGTATCTTAAACTGATGCAACAATATGACCCCACGCATTTTACGGACTCAAGGGGTGATCGGTTTATCGCGGAGCAGTTTACCAAAGACTTTATGGTGAAGGTTGATGCGCACTCCAACAGCCCGATTTTTATGGAGGACATGCGGCAGTTGGCCTTCAACTTGTTCAAGGCGCAAGCCATTGACAAAGAGTCCTTGATTGATCTGCTTGATCCGCCTATGAAGCAAGTGTTGAAGGATCGGCTTAAGAAGCAAGCCGCTCAGCAAAAGGCAGGCCCCCCTCCCGAGGGCAAGCCACCAGGCAGACAGGGTAAGTGATGGCGCAGGATTTTAGAATCCAATCCGACCAGCCCCGAGCGCAAGCGAAAGACATTGCGCGCGGTAATCCTTCGCCTTCGATAGAATACAGGGTATCTTCCATTCGCACCCTCGGTAACAGGGCAGCGCCACGCGCTAATGCGCGTTCGGAAAGGAGGTGATACCATGTACAAGTCCGTCAAGCGCGGTCGCCGTAAAGGCTGCCGCTAATGCGGTGTGTGCAACTCTAGCCATGAAAGGAGGTCTCCAATGCGTCGCAAGGGTCGTAAGGCTCGCCGGTAACTAACGCACTGCCTTGAGCAGTCGTTAATCCGCGACTTCCGCGCGGGACCGGAAGATAAAAATAGTCCCGCTTGACTTTGCTGGAACGTGGGTGTTACCCCGCGATTGTTATTTTGGAGCATCAAGTGTCCGAAAGCGTGATGAGGCTGCTGCAAAGCCAGCGCCCGAAAGAAGCACCGGAACTTACTGCACCCAATCCGGGTGAGGGTGGTACTGCGACCCCGCCGATGGGGGCACCGATGAGTACGCCTGAGCCTAAGATGGGTTCCCGTGAAGCCGCGTTGATCAACGTGGGCATGGCGATGGACCTGATTGAGCAGTCTTTGCCGGCAATTGGCACTGAGACTCCTGACGGCCAGAAGATGGTGGCCGCTTTGCGTTCGCTCACAGGAGCGATGGGGCCGCGCCGGCAGAAGGTTGGCGAGCTTCAAAACGCCGAAATTCTCCAGTTGTTGCAGAATTTGCCGCAAGCTGGCGGCGCAACGCCCGAAATGAAGGCGATGGCCGGTATGCCGGCTATTCCTGGCATGGCTGGTGCCGGTGGTCCTCCGGGTGCACCCCCGCCGCCTCCGGGTCCGCCGATGCCAATGCCGGGCGGAATGCCTGGTGGTCCGCCTCCGGGCGGTATGCAAATGCCGGGTGGTCCGCCGCCTGGCCGTCCCCCAATGCCGGGTGCGGGTGGTCCGCCTCCGGGAATGCCCCGATAGGAGTTTGAAATGGACCTTTTTAAGCCACGCGGGGCTTCTAACCCCCGCCGCCCCACTGACAACACCCAGCAGAACGGTCAAATCGTCAACACGCCGCGGTTTTCGCAGCTTGGCGGCTTGAAGAACTCGGCTGCTACTGGTCCGAAGAACCGGATGGCTATTAAGCCGCCCGGCGATGGCAAAAAGGTGATCTGATATGGCGTCTCTTGAAGATTTGAGCTTTGAAACGCGCGACGAACTGGCGCGTCTGGCTCGTACACTGGCCGAAAACCCGGACACCCGTAAGGATTTTCTTCGGCTGACCAAGAAGGCCCAGCCTGGCCTGAATATCCCGGAATTGGAAATTGAAGAGTCCGTTTCTCGGCACGCTTCGGCTTCTGAGGCCCGCATTCAGATGCTGGAAGCCAAACTTCAAGAGAAAGACGCTCTTGCTGAACTGGAAAAGCGCCGTCAGTCTTTGATGAAGGCCGGCAAAATCCAGAGCGAAGACGAAATTCATGAAGTGGAGAAGGTCATGCTTGAGAAGGGCATCACCAGCCACGAAACGGCGGCGGATTACCACCGCTGGATGAAGGAAGCAGCCGCGCCTACGGCATCGTCCTTCAACATGAATGTGCTGGACAGCAAAGCGCGCGATGTTCTCCAAGGCTATTGGAAGAATCCGCAGCGTGCAGCGCGTGACGAGGCGTTTAAGGCTTTGGCGGAATTGCGCAATCCGCGCCGTCCCATCGGCCTCTGATGCGGTATCAACAATAGTTAGGAGAAAGCTATGCCAATTGGTGGTGGTATTCTCCCCGCAACGGGGAGCACGCAGTACACTGAACTGACCTACCTTACTCGTAGGGCGTTCATTCCGAAACTCGTTGTCCAAATTTACAACAGCACCCCGCTTATGGCGGCGCTGATTGCAAACAGCCAGCAGGCCACGGGCGGTGTTTCGTCCGTTACCGTGCCGGTGCAGGGCAGCCAGTTTATCAACGCGCAGTGGTCGGA